GAAATGGGTCGTAAGTACTGGAAGAAAAAGAGCTACTTGTTCCAGGGTTTTGTAAAAGAGAATCCACTGAGCGATGACAAAACTCCAGAGAATCCAATCCGTCGTTTTGTTATTAGCCCACAGATCTTCAACTTGATCAAAGCAGCATTAATGGATCCTGAACTTGAAAGCATGCCAACAGATTACACTGCTGGACTAGACTTCACTGTTACCAAGACTCAAAAAGGTGGCTATGCGGATTACAGCACTAGCAAATGGAGCCGTAAAGAAACTGCAATTACTGCACAAGAACAAGCAGCAATTGACACACACGGTCTTCACAACTTGGCTGATTTTTTGCCCAAGAAACCAGGCGATGTTGAACTGAGAGTGCTCAAAGAAATGTTTGAAGCCAGCGTTGACGGACAGGCGTATGATCCAGATCGTTGGAGTCAGTACTACAAGCCCAGCGGTTTTCAAAGCAAAGGTGGGGATGAAAACACCGGAGGTACATCAACTGCCAAGGCAACACCGGCAGCAGCACCTGCACCTGCGCCAACCTCGGCACCCTTTGACATAGACGAAGATGATGATGCACCAGTGGCAACAGCAGCAGTAACAGCCAAACCATCAAGTCAGAAGGCCGAAGACATTCTCGCAATGATTAGAAACCGTAGCAAGTAAAAAATACGGCACGGGCCTCTGCACGTTTTGTGTACGCCCGGGTTATCTAACATATCTTAAATTATAACAAGGAGAATAATCATGGCAAAACCATTTGACGTATCAAAATTTCGTAAGACCATTACCAAAAGTATTGACGGCCTTAGTGTTGGGTTCAACGATCCCACAGACTGGATCAGTACCAACAACTATGCCCTAAACTATCTCATTTCGGGAGACTTTACTCGAGGAATCCCAATGGGCAAAGTTACTGTGTTTGCTGGGGAATCAGGAGCAGGCAAAAGTTTTATCTGTTCAGGTAACCTAATTAAAAATGCACAGCAACAAGGAATATATCCTATCCTGATTGATAGTGAAAATGCACTGGATGAAAAGTGGCTGCATGCACTTGGAGTTGAAACTGGTGAAGACAAACTGTTAAAACTAAACATGGCCATGATTGACGATGTGGCCAAAGTGATTTCGGACTTTGTTAAAGAATATCGCGCCCTACCAGAAGAAGCTCGCCCCAAAGTGTTGTTTGTAGTTGATTCGTTGGGCATGTTGCTGACCCCCACAGACGTTAACCAATTTGAAGCAGGTGAAATGAAAGGTGACATGGGTCGTAAGCCTAAAGCACTTACAAGTCTTGTTCGTAACTGCGTAAACATGTTTGGTAGTTTAAACATTGGTCTGGTATGTACCAATCATACCTATGCCAGTCAAGACATGTTTGATCCAGATGATAAAATTAGCGGTGGTCAAGGCTTTATCTATGCAAGTAGTATTGTGGTTGCCATGCGCAAACTCAAACTCAAAGAAGATGAAGATGGTAACAAAATATCAGAAGTAAAAGGCATCAGAGCTGCATGCAAGATCATGAAAACACGTTACAACAAGCCGTTTGAGAGTGTACAAATCAAGATCCCGTACGAAACAGGTATGAATCCGTATTCGGGACTGGTTGATTTATTTGAAGGAAAAGGGTTGTTGGCCAAAGAAGGCAACAGTCTTAAATACACACTAGCAGACGGTACTGTTATTAAGCAATTCCGCAAAGCTTGGGAACGCAACGATGACGGCAGCCTAGATAAGGCCATGGCTGATTTTACTGCCTACCCGCATAAAGCAACAGTTGAACAGCCTGTTGAAGAGGAAACCGAAGCATGAGTATTGACATAGAAGTACTAATTGAAACTTACACACTTCTTAAAGAATATATTCCACCAAAGGAACGCCAGGCTGCCAGTGACACTGTGACCAGCATGTTGGCTGATTCACTCAGCGAACGAGAGTTGCGTGAATTTGGTGGAACAGACGGCTACACCAAGCGCAGCATTGACGAGTATCTTGATGACGAAGAACAAGACATTGACTACGAAGACTAACAGTGTGGTATAACAAAGTAGTTGCAGATCTTGGAGAGATTCCGTCCTTTATTACATACTACGAAGGCGAACTCCATACGGCCAAAAATGAAATAGCCATACGTGGTAATGTGGAACGATCTGCAGCAAATCTACCTGGGCTCACTGAACACAGATTCAATCAATTACAAGAAATTGAAGCTGTTCTCAACTACTTGAACATACAGTTACGCAAGATTCGTAGAAAGCATTTCCAAAAGTATCTTGAGGGGTATGCTCGTGTACTGAGCAGCAGGGATGCTGAAAAGTATGTGGATGGCGAGGATGAAGTGATTGACTTTGAAACCATTATCAATGAGGTGGCACTGGTTCGTAACAAATGGCTAGGAGTAATGAAGGGACTGGAAAGCAAGAATTTTATGCTGGGGCATGTGGTTAGACTTAGAACAGCAGGAATGGAAGATATTGTGATCTCATGACAGACTGGAAAGCTCGCGCAACAACACTGCTGGATGAGTTTAATCTTTGTGTAAAGGCCAGGCCCAAACACAACGCAGTTGGTATACAATTATTGAAAGATTCCTGCGGTAAATGGGCCTACCAGCTGGCTACGCAACGTAGTTGGGGCACGGATACACAAATTGCCGAAGCATGCTATCAGCTTGAACCCAGACTTAAACAATTAAAAGAACAGGTAATTATAGAGGTGTTAACAAATGGTACCATTTAAAAATGCTGCAGAGAGTCATGCTCATAGTTTACAGGTTCTGAATGTATTGTATGGCTACGATAGCTTTCTAGATAGCTTGAAGTTTATAGCAGATTTTGGCAGCGGTCGCGGATTTGATACTCAATGGTGGGCAACCTTGATGACCCGAGATGATCCTCCCGAGCCTAGAAACTACACAGTTTATTCAGTTGATAAAAATTTAACAAATTTTGATAAATCTGTTGCGCAACTACCAAATGTGTACACATTCCAAGAAGATGTTGACAGTGCAGGGCGTATAATTCCTAGGTCAGTGGATTTTATTTGGTGTCACGATACCTTTCAGTACGTTACCAATCCAATGGAAAGCCTTGGGTTATGGAATGAACAAATGAATGTGAACGGTATGCTGATGTTGATATTTCCGCAATCTACATATTATGCATACAATAGATATCAAGCTCGCAGCCACAGTGGTTGCTATTATAATCATAATATTATAAACTTGATGTACATGTTGGCAGTCAATGGATTTGATTGTCGTGATGCATATTTTCTCAAAGAAGAAAATGATCCGTGGTTGTATGCAGCGGTGTATAAATCGGACATTGCACCAATGGATCCAAAAACAACATCATGGTATGATCTGGCTGATCTTAACTTGTTGAGCGATAGTGTAGTTGATTGTCTTACTAGATTTGGACATGTCAGACAAGAAGAGATAGTCACTGCCTGGCTAGACAAAGACTTTCATTATCCTAAAGAATGAAACGGCTTGTTTTTTTGTTGTTACTTTTACCACTGTGGGCGTCAGCTGAATGGCTGCCGTTGGCCAAAGAAGATACGCTAGACGTATATTGGGATCCAGACACACTAATGTCTCGTGATGCCAACCGCACTGTGTTGATTCTAATCAACAATCTTAAAAAAACCAAACAAGATAAAGAAGCTTCTGTTATAGCTCAAGCTGAGTTAAACTGCGATAAACATGTGCTCAGATATCAGGGCAGTAAAAGTTACACTAGAATTATGGGAAAAGGTACCGAAATATCAGAATTAGCTACATCAAAATATACAACATGGTTTAAAGTTCCACCGAGCAATTATTTTGAAAGTTTTTTGATGTTTAATGCATGTAGAAACTAAAGCCTGGACACCAGGCTTTGTAGATATAATGCTGCTCTACGCTGTCTTGACTCTATAATGGCCTGTAATATGCGTTGAATCATAGTCCTAGATACCGTTCGTTGCTGTAAGTCCATTGTTGAATCCAGTGCTCTACATCAGCTGCTGACTTAGGATCTTTGCTTGCAATATATTGTTCTACATCGCTTTTGTATTGACTGGGGAACATTTCCTGTAGACGTTGTTTGAGGCTGTTAAAGTTGATCATGTTTTCCTTTAGTATACTAGTATTTATGTTGTACTGCAACATATAAACAGAATACTTAAAAATAATAAATACATTCATGCGCGAAATTATTAATATCATAACTGAAAGCCGCGGTCTTGGTGCCAGACGTCCTGGAGAGATCTTTGTTAATGCTGCTGGCGACGAAATACGAGTTAACACAGTCAACTTTTTTCCCGAAGGTGGTGGACAATTCCAAACTGCAGAAGAAACGCAAGATGCCGTTGATGCAGTAGTGCAACAACTGGGAGTCGCTCCAGAATCAGTAAATCGTCCCACCGCAGGAACATTGGCATTTGGTATTGCTGTATTTGATAGTGATACTGGTATTCTTGCCTACTTAAAATACTTTAAGACAGTACATCCTGATCCCACACAAAATGACTGGAACAATCAAACAGGAATTCCAGGATTCAAATACAATTCAACTGCAGCCAAAAAAACTCAAAGCAGTGCAACGCCGCAGGATATTCTGACTCAACAAGAAGATTTGACCGCTGAAGCTATTGCAATGCAAGTTGCAGCAAAGTTTCCAAATAGTACATTGGCTGAAGTGGCAATGCACTTGGCCAGAGGCGGTGAGTTACCTTATACATTTGCAGCACCAGTTGAAATGGATATTGGTGCATTCCAAGATTATTTTTGTGAACTGTTGCAGCCAATTGCATTACAAACAGGCCAGTACGACGGT